GGCTAGGGTCTGCTGCAGGTAGGTCTTTTTCTATTGACATGGATTAAAAAGATAAAGGCAATACTGTTATTATACAGTACTGCCTTTACTTATGTCTAATAATATGAATATATTATTTTGAACTAACTGCCTTGGTCCAATCAAATGCTGCTGCTTCTTTTGCAGTTTTGGTCATGTGTTCACCGGCTGTTTCCATTTGCTTGGCAAAGCCTTTTGAAAATTCAACTTGCTTGTCTGTCAAGTCCAGCAAGGCTGTTTTAACTGCATCAGGCTGTACATAAGAGATTGCTGTTTTGGCGTTTTTTGCGTAGGTGTCTACTAGTGTTTCGAATGTGAACATGGTGTTCTCCTTAATGTGTTTATTTATCAATTATATTGCATTGCAGCAATTTTCGCAAGTTTTTTGGATAAATTTGTTTATCTAAATAACCCAACTAAATATTTGTACAAAACATTACCAAGGAGACACGGATGTTTAAAGCAATTAAAGAATTTTTCATGGGCAAGCCTGCACCGGCACCAGTGGCAACACCAAGAGCAGAAGAAGCACCTTACAAGATTGAAGCACCTGTTGTGGCTGAAGCAGCACCTGCTGTTAAAAAATCTACACCACCACGTGCTAAAAAACCTGCGGCAGCAAAGAAGCCAGCTGTGGCCAAACCTGCGGCAGCAAAGAAGCCAGCAGCACCACGCAAGCCCAAGACTCCAGCAGCCTAAACAAACGTCTTTAACTAAATAAGGGTGTAGTTCGCGGGCGGGAACCCCAACTACACTAACGCTTTCAAGGAGCATCAGCAATGACTATTTATTTGTATGTTAAGACCCATCGTAAAACAGGCTTAAAATACTTAGGCAAAACTACATCAACTAATCCGCATACCTATCACGGGTCTGGCGGCATCTGGAAACAACATTTAAAAGAACACGGTATTGATTATGATACCAAAATTATTCGAGAATGTCAAACCAATCAAGAACTATCTCAGTGGGGACGATATTATAGCGAGCTTTGGAATGTAGTTGAAAGTTCGGACTGGGCTAATCAAATTCCCGAGACCGGTGGCGGTGGTAATCATACAGAAGAAAGAAAAGAACTATTTAGGCAACAGCAACTTGGTAAAATGAAAGGAACAAGATCCGAGGAACACAAGAAAAATTTATCTGCTGCCACAAAAGGAATACCTAAGCCAAGATCAAAAGAACATCAACTTGCCTGGAACGAGTCGTCAAAAAGAAACTGGGATAAAAATCCAGAAAGAAAAAAACAACAAAGCGAACGTATATCAAAGCTCAACAAAGAAAGAACAATTACAGAAAAAACACGAGAAAAAAGAAGACAGTCTATGTTAAAATATTGGGAAACTAAAAAGTCCCAGTCGGTCTGATATATTCTGCAAATTGATCTCGCCCTAAGTTCTTAGATTTGCTTTCACATTGAATATCAAAGTTGGGACTGAAGCTCGCGGCCCACGCATTTACAGCACGATTCCAGTAGAAGTCGGAATGTGCTCGCAATTTTTGTTTCTTGAATCCCTGTGCCAACAGTTGAGTCATATCCGGTAGGACATCTGGGTCATGTCCTACCAGTACATCTTCGCGACTAACACTGTAATGCATAGCAGGACGTACACCACGCCAGCTATCCAGTACACGCTTAACGCGATCCGAATTCGGGTCCAAATACTCGCCTTCTCTGATCCAGTTATGATGAATATCCAGAACAATGGGAACAACATCACCAAGGCTGAGACAATCATCTAGACCCCATGAATTTTCTTCGTTTTCGATTGTAATAGTATTCCTAGCTTCCGGGGAGAGGCGACCCAGGACTTTCCTGATACCATCAGGACCTTGACGCCCGCTGATGTGTACGTTGATCTTAAAATCTTGGAAACTTTTACCATATCCCATCCATCTTGCCATGTCTGCATGATACTCAAACTCCTCTATAGATCGTTCAACAATGTTTTCGTTCACACTGGCTAGGACACAAAACTGGCCAGGGTGAAAGCTGAGTCTCACTCCCAACTGTCTTGCTCGCTCACCAATGGGTGCAAATATTTGTTCCAAGTGTCTTTGTATGTCTGCTTGCTGCCACCATGTAATCCAGTCAGGTTCGGTGTAGCCTTGTAGCATTTCACTGCCCAGACGAACCATACGCAAGTGATGAGGTAAACTGCCCACCCGTTCCACCATGCGTAGTGCAGCGGCTGCGTTGTGGTTCATGATATCCCACTGACGCTGTTCTGCTTCGTTTTTATGTTCGCGTAGCCAGCGCATGGTGGTGCTGCGTCCGTTTAGGTCGCGGCTTTCGCTAGTGGGTTTACGGCCAGCACATTCCGCCGGGTGATCGATCCATTTACAACAGAAACCAACTCGCGGTGTCATCCAGTTCTTACCTTTATTTGATCGCCATACTTTAACATGAGAAATGATAGGTAGGCGCAGTTATCGGGAGAGTTGACATGTATTTCTAAACTATTACGATTAGTACAAAAAGACCATTCACTACCAATAGGTCCAAACTCAGATCGAAAGTTCTTAATCAGCTGAACACGATCATCATAGGAAATACCAGGAATAGTATAGATATTAGTCATTGTGCTAGTAATTGTAGCACATTCTCCAAGGTATCACAAGTGAGATTGGGGAGATCTTGGTAGGTCTTTTCAAGTTGTGGTGGGTGGTCGATTAGGACAAACTGTTGGTCGGGATTGTTTGCAATCAAACTGCGTATCAGACCATACCAATTTCGAAGTTTATGTAATTCGAAACGGTCTGATATTTCGCCAATGGGCAGAAATACAAAACCCATCATCAGCACTATTTCGCTGGTGGCAGCGGCCAAGTGTAAGCTGACAATGTCTTCGATATGGTCAACTTCTTGATCAAAGTTTCCGCCATAGTATTTGACACCAGTTGGTCTGCCCAGGTCCTGATGGTGTTGTTCGGGCAGGTAAAAATTGCAGTTTTTTTGAAAGTCTCTTTGCAGTAGTTCTCGGGCCTTGCTGAGATTATGACATACCACATTGTCAGTGGCACACGATCGCCAAGTGGTCCAAGAACCCCAAACAGGACCTACATTTTTCATTGTATCAATGTCTACAGCAGGATCGATATGATGACCAGCAGCAACTACCCAGGTTATATTCATCGTGCGCTGTGTAGTGACTGCCACTGGAATGCACCCAGGCACACCCAGGCAAATGGTGTCCCTGGCTTGGGATCCGAGTTTAACACCAGGTCTCCTCTGGTGCCACTATAGCCAGGCACAGTGCCAGAATGACTGATTCGATGTCGTCCCACACGCAGTTGTTTTATTGTGGTCAAGCCATCTGTATCTATTTCGATCTGCGGCACACGATTGACACCGATTGCTAAATTTTGCAAACGAGCAGTGCCCACAAAAGCCTGTTGTTTGCTGAGTTTGCCGGCAATTACACTGACTTCTTCGTCCCATACAGACAAAGCCATTTCAGGTTCTTGTGTGTTGATACCCACTCTGCGACCCGACACATGCATGGTTTGTCCAAATTGAGCTGAGCCTGCTACTTTGAGAGACTTTAATGTGCCAGTTGATTGCAAGTGACTGTCTACTACCACAGCACTCAGCGTATTGTTTTCGATTAAGCGTTGATTGTCGATCAGCACAGATTCGAAATTTATGCCTTCTAATTTGGCACGTTCTAACACCTGTTGAACAAGATCTTGATGCCATTGTTCAGTTGTGGCTGTTAGCACTTGTTGCGAAACAAGATCTTTAAGTTCTCTCCAGGAACAATTGTCAGTGTTGATGGTGCCACTTACAATCAAGTTCTTGATTGAAAGATCTTGCGTGACTTGAACATTCTTTGCCACAAAGTCTCTCTCAACAACAACTACTCCATCCATCACTGTTAGTTCTGTATCTTGTGCTTGGTCAACAATACCGTTGGTACGAAAATCTTTTTTAAGTCGATCTTGCCAACGGTTAATGCCTTGATCTATATGAGTTACTAATAGAGAATTAATATCAATTGACTTTAGCAGTTTCGACAGTCTGTCAGACATAGTCTGATTGACTTGATTTTCAATTTTTTCAATCCATTCTTGATCAACTACCAAAGCGTTAATTGAAGAAGCTACTAATTCTTCTACTCCGCGATCAACTGCCTGTGTAATAAGATCTTGGTTGATATAGTTTTTTAAGTCAGGCACTGATCCTTGTTCAAATAATGTAGACACAGTGGATTTCACTGTGTCTACCAAGTCCGGAACTGTAGAAATATTAGAAAACTTTGCAATGATTCTAGTTTTTATAGATTCAATAATTGTTTGTTCAATTTGATTAATCCAATCTTCGTTGGCCATCAAGACTTGAATTTGTTGGTCAACTGACGATTTTATTTGTTGCTGTACTAATTCAGTTGCTGGCAAGATATCAATCATTATTTCTCCATGTATCAAGAGTGACGCAATGAAAACCGCCACCCAGTGTACGACTATGTCTTAATTCGTGAGGTATAACAGTAAAACTCCATTGTTCCAGTTTCCGAATCAACGCAGTTTGATGTCGATCAACAATTACAGTGTGAGGATCTACAACCAACATGTTCATGGCAATCCATTTGCTGGCATATGGGTATTGATAAAAATCTTGAGCAACAACTTCATCGACATAAATTTTGTCCCAAGATTTAAACACATTCGGGCAGTTTTGTTCATTTACTCTGGCAGCGTTTAACAGGACCAGACCTTCTCGTAACGGCACCACAGTAGAATCAATATGCACACCAGCGTAGAAATTGCAGGTTTCTATTTTCCAATCTGGTAAGTTTGCTGCCAGCCATACGGCTGCTGCTCGATTACCGCTGGCACTTTCCAAGTACAACAAGGTATCGTTGAGTCTGCAGACATTGGCAGCGTCCAACACAAACTCAGATTCTCTGGGCATTTTCAATACTCGATTACCGTACAAGACTGCCTGCAATGATTCAGTTTCCATGTTGCGACAAGAATAGTGCATGTTGGTGTCAACAATGGTATCGCCTGCAACCAGTAAACGATCACGAGGACAATAGTTATACATACCATCTAGCGCAACAAAATCCAAGTCTGTGGGACGATGTACTATTACTCCTGCTTGGCGCAGTAGGTCACATAGTCCTTCGAGGTCATGGTTGGCTTCGTCGATAATCCATTTAGGAACAGGTCCGCTGGGCAAAGGCGAATCCTTCCACAATGTAGTTTCTGCTTCGGCTCTAAATACAGGATCATTCACCGGCCAATTGGCATTGGTAGCTGTGCCAACCACTATTTCACGCAGTGTATCCCACTCATTGTACGAAGATATTTTCATCGGGTACACCTGTAATTTGTAATGTATAGCGGTCTGTCATGCCCATGTTGGCAGCCAAGTGTCTGCGATCGTTTCGCCAAATCACTGTTTCTCCCGCTGTCCACCCTACAACAGGATCTTCATTGATTTCAAAATAATGACCCGACTGCCAATTCTCTAAGAATACTATTGCTCTAAAAATTGTGTCGGGATCTTGGATTCCGTAGATCTCGCGGAACCTAGCGTAGGTATCTGTATGGTTAGGTAGCGTAGTTCCTGGGCCCATACGATACACTGACCAACTAAAATGCTGCCACGGAAATAACTTGCGAAACGGTTCAATCCATGCAGGCTCTGGGTTACGCATATCATACATGTCACCAGTGAACCGAGTTTGTGTATAGCCAAGGCTTTGCCATCGAGCTAAACTTTCAGGATCATTAAACGGTTCGTTGCTGTAGGAGAGATTTCTGTGTTCTAATCCCCACCAAGGATAATCAATGCGATAATGTTGACGCATACTAAACTATTCGCGTGTTGCCATAGTGTATGACCTCACATCCGGCTACTTTGGTAATGGCACGCCACGGATCAACAACGACTGATCCTGGTTTAATATCAAAATAGAAGGCATCTGCTTTTTCTTCACCGGTATATCCGTATGTGATTGATCTATTGTGTGCCATTAGCACCACAGCTGGTACATCAACATTTTCAGTTACACTGGTAGTGTCGTCAGCTAGGGGATCAACATAGTGAACAGATACATTGTGTTCTTTGATGTAATGTCCTATTAGTGTTGAATAACTTCCAATACAATAAGGCACGTCTGGCTTGTAGGCTTTGCCATGAATGATGATGGGCAGTTTACGTCCTACAGCAATTTTGACCAAGAAGTCAGCCATGTTTTTGGCTTGCACTTCTCGGGCATGCATGATTGTGTCAAACAGGTCATATCCAATGTCGTACTCTTTGGCCAACCAACGCAGAGCAATGTTGTCGCGCGGATGACAAGCACCTGCATCACCCATACCTGCTGTCATATACTTAGGTCCCATGATACGCATGGTACTCTTTGCTAGTGCACCTGTTACTATGTCAACATTGATGTTGCCAATCTTGATGGCAAAGTCTTGGATCATGTTGGCAAGGCCGATCTTGGCTGAAATAAAGGTGTTATAGAATATCTTGATAGCTTCGCACTCGTCCCAAGTACCAATTTCGTAGCGTGGATCGTTTTGCATGATGCCTTTGTAGATGTCCACTAGCTCATGAGCCAGACCGTTCCAGTTGCCGTCTTCGGTACCAATCATGATCATCTCTGGATTGACCATGTCCCATTTAACTGATCCCATGGCAATCAAGTAGGGATTGTACAAGAATTGATGTTGCTGATCCAACAAGGGATAAAAGTGTCTGCGTGTGGTGCCAGGCAGCACAGTAGAAATTAGTACAACTTTTTTGGGGCTGGTAGCATGCTCGTTGACTTTGTTAATAGCATCAATTACAGCATCGTGTCCAAAGTCTCGGGGAGTCATATGACTGCTGGGCACCGATCCGTCATAACCAGCGGCATGTGGTGTGGGTACCGCTATAAAGATCCAGTCGCTTTCATTCACAGTTTCTTCAATTGAACAAACTTTAACACGGTCACTCTCGCGTGGGTAAATATCGTATCCGCGTACAGTGTATTTCTCCGCAAAAACTTCTGCGCAATCAAGTCCTAGCTTGCCTAAACCAATAAATCCAATATTCATAGAGTCCTCAAAAATGTCAGTTCCTACACATAATTTATACGATTTCATACACCGGGCAACAAAAAAACAGTTCTTGTTGCGATATTTTTATCCTTATGGTAGCCGCTATCTCAAAGATTGCATCACTATAATATGCACTAACTGGACACAAGGACCAAATAGTATTGATATCAAAAATCGTTTTGATCGGGTGTTTGAAGACAAATCTGGCATAACAGATTCGTCGCTTGTAACCTTACAACCAGTTTTATTTTGTCACGACCAAGAACCTTTGTTTTTTGACTACTACACCGACGATGTGCCGCACATGCAAGAATTTTGCGAATATGTTAGGGAAAATCAATTTCTCAGCAAAGAACTAAAAAATCTCAATCTTCGATGGGTACATCCAATATCGGTACAAAAAACTTGGATTCTGTTACACTCGGAGTTAAACTCCCACGAGCTGAACAAATATGAATCCACCGGCTCTTTTATAGGAGCATATTGGTGGAGCCATGCTATGCTGTCACTCGACTGGTATAGATTTGCCCAACATGATCCTGCATTAGATACTACCGACGAATACAAAAAGTTATTTTTAATTTACTGCCGAGATACCACTGGATCTCGAACATACCGTAAAACTTTCATATCTAGCATTGAAAAAAATAACGTGATTAACGATTGTCAAATTGGGTCTTTTCTTGAATACGAAATAACATCAGAATCAAGTGCTGTGTACGATGCTGTAGACTATAATCGGACTGCTATTAGTGTGGTATTAGAAACTGTTTTTGATGCTCGCATCCATCTGACAGAAAAAACTCTAAGACCTTTAGCATGCGGCCATCCATTTATATTGGCAGCTGGGCCTGGCAGTTTGGCACTATTAAGAAAATACGGTTTTCAAACGTTTTCTCCCTACATCGACGAAACATACGATACAGTGCAAGACAATGATCTAAGGCTACAACTTATTGTCGAAGAAATGCAAAGGATACAACTGTTATCCGAATCTCAGCGTACTGAGCTAGTTAAACAGTGCAATCAAATTGCAGAAATCAACAAGGCACATTTCTTTTCAAAAGATTTTTTTAATCAGATCGTAAACGAGTTACAACACAATGTTACTGCTGCTTTTGATCAGCATCAAGGTCAGTTAGACTTGTCACTCTGGTGGGAAGAACGTAAAAAACGCAAGAAGAATCCGTTGATTCCTAATACTAAGAAAACTAAACTGCTATCTTACTTGCTAACATTGTTTCGGAACACTCGACAAGCCAAATCTACTTAACAACAGGTAGCACCCCAGTCCAGTCTGGTCCAGGGTCTTGTTCTTTGTAGTTTTTTACTCGTGCGTCCATTTCGGTGTAGAACGAATCAAGTTCGCCATTCCAACGACCCAATAGCTGTTCTACAGCCTGTTCGCAATAGTTCCAGTTGCGTAGGTAATAGTTCTTGATGAGATTTTGGTGTAGATCCAAGTATTGATCTACACTAAACATTTCCTGTATAGGTGTGTTTTCGATCAGACAATAAGCAGTGCTTTTTTTGTCTGCGTCAGCAAAATAAAAAGTGTCTAAGGGCAACAACATGTATTTTGACTTGACATCGTCGGTGATTGAATCTTCAAACATTATATTCATGCTGTATCGGGTTCCAGTTTAATTTGCAATGGGTAGCCTTCTGATCTTGCGTTTACAGTGATTTCGATGCCTTTCTGTTCGGCCACTTCGTACGGCAATACTGCAACCACAGCTGAACCCGATTCGTGGATGTCCATGGTGATTGTTTGAGCAGTATCTGGTGTGTATTCAAAATGTTCAATTAAGCTGTCAACAACAAACTCGACCGCGGTGCGATCATCATTTAAGTATATGACCTTGAACAGAGGCGGTTCTTTAAGAGAGACATTAGTTCTTGTTTTTGATTCGACATTGGCCATTGTGTGATCCTTGAAAGTGGCCCGAGTTGCCCCGGGCCTTTTTATTTAAGCTGAGAGAGCGGGAACATAGTTGACAGCAATCTTCTTGGGCCGTTGCGATTCAGGAATGTTTCGCTCCAGCTTGACAGTTAAGATGCCATCTTTTAGTTCGGCGTCGCGCACTTCAACATATTCTGCCACCGAGAAGGTGCGAACAAAGCTGCGGCCGCTGATGCCATGATGCAGATACTCTACCTCTAGTTGAGGGGTAGCTTCTGCTGTTTTCTCGCCCTTAACAATGAGTGTACCATTGTTGAATTCAACATCAATATCCGCTTGTGCAAAGCCAGCTACTGCCACACGAATCTCGTAAGTTTCGTCGCCAGTGCGAACAATGTCGTAAGGTGGATAGTTTGTTGAAGCTGCCGAATCAATTTGGCTTACGATACGATCGAACAATCGATCGATTCCAATTGAATTGCGGTAGAAGGGGGTGAGGTCTAGAGTTGTGAGTTTAGTCATTTTGATCTCCTATTAAGCAAGTTTGACTATATGTTGCAGCCCGACATCGGCACTGCAAGTATATTTATAACATAGAACAATCATTAACACAATAGATAATGGTTAACGATTGTTAAGGTCTCGTACGATTCGGTAACGTTGCCAAGCAGTTTCTGGCCAAGTCAACTGAAAATAGGTATAGACTGCATCATCTTCAAAGCACACTCGGTACTTGAACTTGATGGTCTTGGTTGTGTATTTGATATTGTTGTGTTGTTCGGCCCATTCAACCAGCTCTCGGGTAATAAGTTGATGAATATATCCAGTTCCCGCAAAAGATGATCCTTGCGGCAGGTCGAACTCGATATACATCAGTACATTTTTTTAGGAAGCTGTTGACTACGCAAGTACTTTTTCCAACGTGATTTGGCCTGGGCAGCTTTGACCTTGCGACGTGTGGTGGGTTTGATGTAGGTTTCGCGTTCGCGCAATTCTATCAGCAATCCAGACTCAGCAATTTTCTTCTTGAACTTTCTGAGTGCTTGTTCAACTTTGTCATCCTGTACGTATACAGTTCTTCCGTTTAATTTCAATCTCAATTCCTTGTTAATGTTGCAGGATTATTTACCTGTTTCTCATCAATATCTACGCATTTAACGGCTGTAGCTTGATATTGCTTGAGATCAAACATGTGCGGCAACAACACACGTTCTAGTTCGCTTTGCAGGGCTCTAGCACCTGTTCCGGATGCAATAGCACGTTCTACAATGGCCAAGATAGCATGGTCGTCAAAGGCTAGATCCACACCGTCTTGCTGAAACAGCCAACGATATTGATCAATCAAGTTGTTTTTTGTTTCGATTAAGATACGCACAAGATCTGCTTTTTCCAACTGCTGTAGTGCAACTACCACGGGGAAACGTCCAACAAATTCTGGAATCAGACCAAACTTGACTAGATCATCTGGGGTCACAGTACCTAGATCTATGGATACATTTTTTGACTGCACTTCTTTGCCAAATCCTATGCCGCCGCCCACAGTGCGTGATTTGATGATCTTGTCCAAGCCCACAAATGCGCCGCCGGCAATGAACAGAATATTGGTAGTATCAATTTCGATCATTTCGCCCGACGGATGTTTACGTCCACCCGACACTGGTACACGACAAGTGGTGCCTTCTACCATTTTTAACAAGGCCTGTTGAACACCTTCGCCTGACACATCTCTGGTGATGCTGGCACTTTCGCTCTTGCGTGATATCTTGTCAATCTCGTCAACATACACAATACCACGTTGTGTTTTTTCCAAGTTGTTGCCGGAGTTGGTATACAGTCTGGCAATAAGTGTTTCCACATCATCGCCCACATATCCAGCTTCGGTAATACTGGTAGCATCAGCAATGGCAAACGGCACGTCCAGGTACTTGGCAATGGTCTTGGCCAGCATGGTCTTGCCGCAGCCGGAAGGCCCAACCATGAGAATATTGGCCTTGTTGATTTCAATGTCTTTGTCTTGGTTTGATATGCGTTTGTAGTGATTCACAATGGCTACTGCCAGAGTCATTTTGGCCTGTAGTTGCCCTACTACATATTGATCCAAGTACTCTTTTAGCTTCTTGGGATCTTGTCCATCGATTAACTGCTGTTTTACAGCATCCGCGGCATCGTCGTTTTTCAACAAGTCTTGACACAAGTCAACGCACTCGTTGCAGATTGCCACACTATCACTGACTATTAACTTTTTGACTTCTTCTTTTTTCTTACCACAAAAACTACAGACATTCTTCAGTGCATCTGACATCTATTGACCTTTTGGTGTTAGTTTTGTTTCAATTTGTTGTTGTTCAGCTGGGCTGAGTAATTCGGGGTCGTATTGGCCTGATACTAACTTGTCCATAAGATATTCTATATAGGCACTATTATAAGCATAACTGTCTGAAAGACTTTTGTCAACTTCTATCCACTTGATTCCGTTGTATTTGAACAATTTGCTAGGTATATATCCTGTGTGTAGGAACTGATAACCTTTTACAGGATTGTCAGGCAGTATCTGACCAAACGGTACTGATTCAGTTTCGGGTAGATAGTTTTCCCAAGGCAAATGATCTATTTGTCCTTGTGCCAACAGTTGTCGTTGTTCTTTTAGAGTTTTGTCAGGATTGTCGGCTTTCCATTTACGTTTGGCTTCTTTGACCGCAGCAGTTTCTTCAGGGTACTCTCCTACTTCTTCTTCCGGAACTGTCTCAGTTTTTTTTTGATTCAAATTATCGAGTGCTTCAAGTCGAGCTTGTCTTCTACGTCGCACACGGTTTCTCGGTCGCTTGGGCACAGGCTCATAACGAGCACGGGGCAGATCTTGTGGTGTGGGCAGTACGGGTGGGGGCAGTACGGGTGGGGGCGGCATAACACCGCGTATCCAAGAACGGCTTTCGGTAGCAGCCAACAACATCATTACTGCCAACGGGTCAAATACGGCAACAATAAGGATAATGACCCAGCGCACAGCTTTTTCCAATATGGTTTGATCTGTAGTGTCGTATATGAGTTCAGCAATGTACTTGATAGGGCCTACTTCAACTTCTAGCTTGCGAAACTCTGCCTGTAACTCATACTTGGTTCGGGTAAGTTTTTCAATTTCTAAGTTGGCTACGTTGATACGTTGTTGTTGTTCGTTAACCAGTGTTTCAACTGATGCAGTATCACCTTTGCCCAACTGGTTGCGTAAGCGATCAATCAGACGATTCGATTCGGCCACTTGCGTTTCTACAGTGCGACGCACACGAGCAATTTCTTCTCTAGCAGCTCGTATAGTGGGATTGTTATTGGCTTGTTCTAGTTTCTCCACAGCCGCTGCACGTTCGCGAGCTCTGACAGCTTGCCAGTTTCTTACAGCAGCCGCAGTGCCAGGACCCCAGTTGCCATCCACTGCTGTGCCTACCAAGGCCTGTGCTTTGTCGATTTCTTTAGCATCAATAAAAGTCTGTAGCTGTGCTGACTGTTGATCTATCTTGGCAATCTGATCTTGATAAATCTTTGTCTGTGCATCAATGATCTTGTTCTGTTCATCAATGGCCGGCTGTACACGAGCCAGAGCAGCATCAATACGGTCTTGTTCTGTACGGATTTGACTATTGACGTTGGCATCAGCACCAGTACCAGTTGTTTCTAGTGTCTTGGCGCGAGCTTCGGCTTTTTCAACTATATCTGTTTGGCGTTTGAGTTCTACTTCGATGCGTTGTAGCTGTGCGGCATTTTCTTGTCCTTGACCCACTTGTTCGATATGGGCCTTGCTGAGGAATCCAAAGATTCCCATGGAGGTAATAAACATCAGAATAGCTACACTAGGCACCAAGTATAATCGCATGGCCCATTTGACACGACTCCAATATTCGTGTAGCCATACCGTGATCACCAACTTGGCCACTTCCAGGATTGATCCCATGATCACAACAGGAATCACACTTGCGGCAAAAATCGCTGTCAATCCAACGATGGAATAAAAGGCAGCCACTGCACTGAGACAAAGGGCTACCGCAAGCATGAGATAAGTTAAGAGCATAGTTGATTATTTACCGACGGGAGTGCTTGAGATCACTGGACACTTCAATGCTGTACTTGACAGAAATCCAAGTGGCAAAGGAGGGATCCGGCACTTCAAACCAAATTTTATGCGGCATGTGTTGATGTATCCATTGTTGGATCGTTCGGTTAAAATTTTGTGTTTTTTTAAATCGTTTCAGTATATTACGCTGTGTGCGCCAACTGGTTCCGTACAACTTTCTGCATTCGTTTACTATTGAATACCATTGTTCTCGTGTATGAATCCGGAACCAAAAACGGTGTAGTGACTGGGACGTTACTTTAAGTGGTTCCATTGACATCGACATATAATAAGAGGTCTCCATTTAGACGCAAAGCTTCTTGCTTTAACTGTGACTGTTCCAATTTGGCCTACACTTATTTGGAGAGGCTGAATCAACCGCATCTCGTAAGTTTTGTCTGGATCCCAAGCAGTCGGATTCCAAACTGGCCAGTTCCACACCTAGCAAACTCGCACCCGTACAGCCACGGCTAATTCCGGATTCGCCTGTACGTGAATTTACTATGATTGCGCCCTGTCACTACTCTTGTAGTATAACACAAAAAAGCCACCTTGCGGTGGCTTTTGGTTAAGTTGTTTTCTTTTTAGGCTTGGCTATTTTTTTAGCTGGTGCTTTCTTTGCTACTTTCTTCACTTCTTTCTTTTTCTTTAACCTAATATAATCAAATATTACCCAAAAAACTATTTGTGGAACATACCAAATCATCTCAAGAATACTTTTGGTTGCACCCCAGAAAGTTCGTTTAGTATGTTCCATAGTTGGATATCTGCCATCGTTCATCCTTCAACTCCGAAATGTCGTTTAATATATCTAGCCTTATAATCATTTTTCAGCATGCCGAAAGTTTTTCCATTATCTGTACTAACCATTATAGTATCAGTACCGTGTAACATATATTTTTTAAGTGGAAGTTTAATTCCATTTTTATAACAGTACGCTACCATCCAATGATTAATTTGCGTCATTCTTCAACTCCAAAATATTTTAATATTAAATAGTATATGCCACAAACAAATAATGCACTACCGACACCAGTAACAATAGCGATAAAAAGATATAACAACAAATTTTCTATACTCATTCTTCAAGTCCAAAATGTCTATTTAATAAATTATCAACATCAACTGCCATATCTCCCGACCCGTCATTGAAGATCCATCGCAATTCGGCGTCCCAGTCTCGTGTGCGGTCGTTGATATAATTGGCACATTCCCGCACAATCGACTGGGCGAATTTTTCCAAATCAATCGTGTGCAGTGCATAAGGATGTTCTTCGGTTTCTTCTGCAAGTCGTTTAATTCGTTCGTTCATTCTTTATACTCCGCATCCGCATTGACCGTCTGACATACCTTTATCGTATCCTTGTTCGTATGCTTCTTTCCAAATTAACTCGGCGAGTCTTTCTATCCATTCCGGTGGGTCGCACAAATTGCCGAAGGTTTCGTTCATTAGTTCTTTCAGTTCTGCGTTCATTTGCGGGACTCTATAATAATAGTCTGTATACGCTTGACAATGGATCCCTGAAGTGTGCCATCATCAGGAGCATAACTCTTATCCAAATGCGCCAGAGCGTATTGAAGGATATAGCGAATCTCTCGATCGCTAAAATTCTCTAACATCTTTTCGGTTCGTTTGTTCATTCCGAAACACCGTATTCACGTTTAAGATCATCTAGTGCAGTGCGCACACGTTCAGCCATGGGACGATACTTAACAGGATGGATAGGATTATAATGCCAGTCCATACCAGCCCAGATTCTATCACCAGTTAGCAGCCGATCCATATCCGCAAGCAGTTGGAATCTAGGATCGGCCCACATACGTTCAACTTGTTCGTTCATTCTTTCTCTCCTGTGAGAGCGTCACGGAAGCGTTCAAAGCGTGGGAACCGTAAGCTATACGTTCCATCTTGGTTTTGCGTTACCGCATCAGCTTTGACTTCAACCACTCGACCAAGTAACTGATCACGATTTGCCCAGAAACTATCGCGGTCACTATCAGTGAGCCCACTGCCAACATTAACAGTAATATGTCTATCATTGTCTACTCCTTCACAAACGATTGCACCCAAACGGCCTTTATTCTTACCAGTTCCTGCTTCGAATCCCACAATGTTTAGATCCACTGTGATCACTGGCTTCCATTTCATCCACGAACTATTGCGTCTGCACTCGTAAGGTGCATCCATAGACTTGATCATGATGCCTTCAAACCCATCAGCCACAGCATCTTCTGCATAGCGACGCATGACGTCATGTCCCTCGGCAGTATCTAAATCAACTTCAATACCGGGAGTGATCTGTACGTCTGGTGCTTGAGTTGAATCATCAACTCGATTAAACATCCGGTGCAGAGTTTCAATGCGTCTATATTGTTGTGCATTATGATGCCCTTCAAAAAATGCAGCCTTGGGCATGACATCAAATACAAAGTACTTGCTGTCGCTAGCATTGACATTGGTTTTGCGTTGTGCCTGCTTCATCAAGGCTTGAAAGCTTTCACCTATGATCTCGCCATCCAACACAAAGTCCATATACTGTCCAAATGCCGCAATACTGAGTTCACGTGCAATAGAGCCCAACTGTTCTTCAATGTGCGGAAAGTTGGCAAACGGCTTGCCATTGCGGCTGAACAAGTTAACGCCGCCTTCTTTGTAACAAATGGCAATCACACGCACACCATCCAGCTTGACTTCCAAGCGTTTAGTGCCTTTCAGCTTGGCCGGATGATCATTGCTGTCTTGTGCCAGCTGGCAAGTAAAAGTAGGGATCACCCAGTCTGTGTTTTTCAACACCTTGTTGAGTGTCTTGTCTGAAATACCACAGCGTAGGTCTTTGATCAAGACTCTGCGGCACAGGTTGTTCCACTCTAGTGAATCAAACTGTAGGCTGAGGTCTGCTATGGCGTCTCTAGCACGATGTCCTGTGATGCTACGAGTACGCAAGGCCTCTAGTAGGGCCCAAAACTGCACCCACGGGTTGGGCTGATTCTCAAGACCGTGGGTCTCAGGAACCTGCCGTACGTTATAAACAAAAAAGGGATTGTAAGCCAGGTAGCAGTTGTAAAGGAAACATTGTGCATTGGCACTGCCTAACCGAGCTGCCACCAATGCCTTTTCAATCACCGATTCCTTGTGTAAACGGCTATCGCTTGACTCTAAATCTCGGATCCAATCAGCTGCCAATCGTAGTCCATTAAATTTTTCATCGTCTGTAAGGATGTTTGACATGTTATTTAAGTCCAAATGTTTAATATAATGTATTATACACAAGACCGTGTTTTTGGTCAATAAATACTGTATGACTCATTATTCTTACGCAGATTACACACCTGTATCAGACACCTTTTTTGCTGGAGCCAGTGCCAGTTATGCTCCACATGCCATCGATACTGCTGGAATGGGCACAAACGATCGTCGCCAAACTTGGGCAATGACCTTTCGGGTTGGTTCAGATTGGGTCACAGAACCCACACGCATGTATCAAGGTTGTTTTCGCATGTACCAGGCTTTTGATCAATCAGGCGCATTGGTTTATTTAAACCAAGGTGCTTGGCAACACATGGGTAAAATAAACTTTGGATATACATCAGATTACTTCTTGGGTATACAGTTTACGCCTGAAGAGTTTGCGCCCTATCGCAATCGCTGGCTGGGCTTGGTATCTGCCACCAGCGACAACCGAGCTGACTTTGAGCAATGGTATTCTGGGGACAGAATTAAAAATAACTACTTTGTGCGTAATGTCTTGGTGGATTTAGAAACAAAACAAATTATAAAAAAATCTGATCGCAGTGCTCATGCTGTAAAAGATTCTATTGATTTTACCCGACCTTGGCAAGTGGCCAACAACACACAAACGGCTGGCGCAGGTGAATACTACAATTCTAACTTTTTACTGCTGGGTGCAAGAAATCGCAATGAAGAGATCGACAACATAAAATTCACTGCTGGCCAAAATCAATATCAGTGTTTAAGTACTTGGTGTGCCATGGGTTCCGCATTGGATCCCTTGCACCACTGGTCATCTTTGACTGGAACTGATCTAGCACACACTGTTGAATCAGTCCGAGCGTGGCAGATACATCAATTTCCTGATACTGGACGTTGGGTAGATGACACTTACTTTGGTAGTACCAGATATGTTCCGCTTTTGAAAGAATCATCCACTACTAGATGGCCCTCTGATTTGGGATGGACCATTTTTAGTAGGAAAAGATCAGATCTAGCCCGGAACGTTTATCAAACTTACTAAAACAATTCAATCAAGGACATGGTGGCTACAAATGCCATCAAGCCTAGGAATGTGCCGATGGTAGCTGCCACCACTACTCCTACAAATTTCCTAATAGAAGTTTTCATTATTGAGTCTCCATGACTTTTTCATAGTGTGGATCAAGTGATCCAGAATAGCTGCCGGACATTTTGACGGACTTGGGTATTTTCTTGCACTGGCAAAACCAACCTGAGAACGAATCGTAGTAGCCTTCGAAACGAAACGGCTTCAGTTCGGTCTTGCAGTGCGGGCATACTGGCTTCATTTTATCTCCGATTGGGCAAGTATTCAAACAGGACAAACTTGGCACGATTCAACAACTGACGCTGATCTTCCAAAAGGTTAGCCAGTGTATCGCCATCATACGGGCCATAGCTGACCATTTCTTGTGCGTCACTCAACATACTGGCCGCAACCATTGCTGGCCCTGAGAACTTGAAAGTTGAGCTGGACTCTACTGCTTCACGCATGCCTGCTTCAGTCACGCCAAACATACGAACTTCGCGTTTTTCTTGTTCTGTTAATGCTGAGTAAGTTGCTGTAGTCATTTTCTGCTCCTGTTTGTTTACTGTACATACATTATAGCAAATGGTAGATTTCTGGTCTACCGTTTTTTGGTTGTTGCCAAAATACAACAGTTAAATCGGGTGGCGATGTAACAGGCCTACAACATAAATCAACAGCAATCCTGCATTGATCACTATCAGGCTGGCTTCTCGAATACGGACGGCCCATGTCAGGTACAAGACGGACCCCACATTTAAAAGATAGATGTTGATGGGATCCATCTGCAGGCTGGTAGTTAGTGCACCGCCCAGGGTGACAAGGCAGGCAGTCCATTTTAGAATGGTGTTGAGCATCTGTGTCCTAACTGTTGCAGGTTGCAAAAGGACTGAGGTTTTCTTCGGGGAAAATCCAGCCTTGCTCGATTAGTGCTTCGCGTTGAGCAGGATCAGCCCGCATTTGGGCCACAGTGGCGTCCAGCTGTTCTAGCTCACGAGCCAGTGTGCAACGACCCTCGCCATACATACGAGTACGGAAGCCAAATACTGACTTGCTGTAATCGCTGAGGATTTCTGCTAAGTCGCTGTCGCTGTAGTTGCTGTTGAACCAATCCATTTATTACTCCTGTTTGTTTACTGTAAAAACAGTATAGCATTTTGGGTATTTCTGGTCAACCAAAATAGTGTTGCGTTAAAACAACATCCAATATAAAGCCAGCGGTATTGCCAGGGCCATAGAGATTATCAGTTTAAAAACAGTCCAAAGAAAGCTGACAAAAGTCACTATTCCCCAGTGCGGGAAGAATAAAAATCCTATTAGGATCCATAAAAATATGGCAGAAAACACTATGTAAAGTGCATATGGCGGAGGAGCAGTATCGCTGTAACCGCCTCCAAACCCACCGCCTCCGACGGAGTAGCCGCCTGAAGATTGTTGTGATAGAATACGGTTTTGTTCTTCGAGTTTTTCGTTGGTTATGCAAGCCGGGCAAGTCAGTGACCAGCCTTGGATCATAACAGTACCACAACGGTTACAATTCCGTTTGTGATCCACGTAGTTGTCACCTGATGCCACAGTTGCTACTCCTATTTGTTTAGCGTAAAAATATTATACTAAATGGTGTATTTCTGGTCAACCTATACTGCGGTTGCAGGTATTTGAGTATCAGATCCAATGCCAGCGTTGTCAAAAACTTTGATATTTCTGCCTTCTCTAAAGCTGGCAATGATGGCTTGACCGTATTGATTACTGGTATCAGCAATGGCGGTGAAGAAATCATTTTGACCTTTGGGTGCTACATCTGTTCCGATATCGTGCAAACTGCTACTCAGGCTCATGACGCTGCTTCTGGAATTGGCAGCTAGGTCACTGAAGGTCACCTGTGCCAGGACCAAGTTGTTTGTTTCTGCACTCAGTTGCTGTGCCATTGTGGTAAAGCTGGTGTTTAGGGAACTGACATTGCTGACGTTATTGGCGGCCACGTTGGCAATGAGATTGGCAGCAGCCGGTATTAGACCAGTACTGAAAGCAGCATCCAAGTTGCCATATGTACCTTCTCCCGGCAAGCCGGAAGGAATAGTGATGGTGATTTCAATAGGGCTGGGACTGATTACAGTGGTGTAATCACCGTCTAATGTGTCCTGCATTACAGTATAAACACCGTAGGTAGAATCGGTTAGGGTGTACAGAGCATTAGCCGATTGCATGGAGTTTATGGTACTGGTGACCGAAGTAAATTCAGCTGTGTAGGGTACGCCAGCAGTGGCACCCATGAAATCAAACAAGGTTAATGTACCGTTGGGTCCAGTGCCTGTGGCCAGAGTGCTGTTGATGTTTGAAGCAACGCCAGGAGGAACAGGTTTTGTTAACGCAGTAATATCTCCCAGGCCTGAGTTGGTTTCGGTTGCTGTCACTGTTCTGGCCAAAACCGGCAAGGTCAGTTGAAAAATGTTTTTGACCTGTTGCAAACTGTTGGCAATGGCCTGCGCAGCTAGAGCCTGGTCTGATGGAATAATTTTAGACAAACCAACATAGGCTGGACTGGTACCATACACTGACAATAGATTACTGTTGATAGTGTTGGCAGAAACATATACATTGCTCAACACTGTAGCAGTGGGAGTAACATCAGTGCCAGTGGGTGTTAGATTGGTTAGACCTAAATAACTATTGGGCAAGCTTTTTACTGGATTCAACAGGTCGGCCATTGTAGACAAGTTTTCGGTGGTTACACTCAACAGCAGCTTGACCTGATCTAGTAGGTCGCCTGTAACTTGGGTCATGACTTGATAAATCAACAGGTCCACTGATCCAGCCACTTCTGTTCCGCGTTGTATGGAACTAAGGTCATCTATGGTAACTCCAGTATTGATTAACTGTTGTGTCAACTCTGGCATGATACCGCCGGCCTGCGACATTTGATACAACAGCACCCAAGGATATCCAAACACTGGTAACTTGTTCAAAGCCCAAGCAGTTCCCAACTTGGTTAGATCAGCTCCGAACGCTGGCAGATTACGATTGATGTCGCTGATACCACCTGTGGTTATGCTGTTCATGCTGGTAAAGGTCGTATCCAGCACTGCGGAATTTTTTACACTGTTAATAATGGGATTGTTTTGCGCAATATAGCCTTGACACTGGCCGTACACCTGAGCAAACTTTCCCAGGTCTCCGTTGCCCAAGATTAGATTTGCTTGTGTGCTCACCAGGCCTGAGAACCCTGCGGCACTGTTGCCAATGGGCAAGGTGTTGGCATAAGCAGCAGGCACTGCATCAGTAATGGCAGGCAAAGTATTAGCAGCTAGGCTTTGTAACGAACTAAAAGTACTGGTAGTAATTTGATCATTGCCTACGCCCACATTAGCAAATGCAGTAGACAGTATGCTGAGGTAGCTGCTGACCGCAGTGGTACTGGTATAAGCATTAATGGCCACTGTTAGATTGCCGCTGATTGCAAGACCTTGATTTTGTAGTAGGCCGTCAGTGGCAATTAACATTACTGAACTATAGGGACCTTGACTCATTTATTATCCAATAGAGACACTTTCGCTGCCTTGAATTATTTGTGTGCATTCGCTCATGCGATCGCCCACAGTGGCAATGGGCTTTCCATTTACAAAAACAGAACTGCTGCGAGCTATAATTTTACTCACATGCGGTACACACTTGTTGCCCTGTGGTTTTTGATGCACTGTGCTGGAATCACCGTCACGGGCTACAGGACGCCCGTCAACAAAAACATCCGGGGATCCGGTAGAAATTGTGTATCCACTGCAATGTACAGCTCCGGCATCACCTTGTCTTGCTACTGCTGGCATAGTATTTCTCTCGTAAGTTGTATATTTATCGAGAGAAATATAGGTGTATTATGTATTGGCCAACTGTGCAAGATACTGTACAGTAGCAGGTGTTTGCACACCAGTTACTTGCAGTGTTACTCTGGGATGGTGGCTGGCATTGGCTGTGGCATGTGGAAGATTTTGCCAATCAAATGTGGTCACTTCGCCAGCACGCCAACGGCTATGGCAGTAGTTGCCATAACTCCAAAACTGTCCAGATTCCCAATCAGTCAGCTGTATTTGCACACGCAGCACACTGTTGGGATTGTCGGGATTCCACTTTTCCAACTTGTCTAGGTGCAAGTTCCAAACTTGACCAGGCATTTGCACGTGAATACGAGCCATGGAATCTTCTAAGGCAAAGCGGTCAGCAATCTCTTGCAACACAGGAGGAATTGCCCAGTTTAGATTGGTGATGACATAATCTGCTCCGTATCCTTCGCGTTCTAGGTCATAATCTTCTGCAGCCAGTTCTTCCTCGGGTCGTATTTTACCCGCAGCACCACGTGTGCGCCAGGTAGCAGATCTCGAGTTGGCCACAATGTCTGCCAACTCTGAATCCCAACATGGCTGGATAAATCCCAGACGCACAACACGATCTTGATCAGGATCAAAACGACGATTATCAAAATGATATTGACTGCGTTTTTTAGTTTCGTCCCATGAGCTCATCATACCACAGTTACCTCAATGTCTGATTTTTTGTAACTTTGATAATATTCCATAGGTGGTGGTTCAATGCCCAAGGTCCTTGCCAAAGTCAGGTTGTCTCCAATGTAATAACTGCCTTTCCACGCTGCCATAATATCTCTATTTTGATCTGCAATGATTCGAGCCATGTGTCGAAGATCCACATAGTACTGTTCATATTTAGGGTAAGTGATATTGAAATGACCGCACTTGACCCACCAGCCCAGACAGGCATCGTCACAGCGATGTACCAGAATAACTGGTGAATCAGGCCAGTGTTTTTTTAGAAAATCAATGTGGTGTGCAAAAACATGACTCTTGACAATACGCACACCTTCTCCCGAGAATGGACGATCAAATTCTGCTTCACATTCTTCTTTGCTGTAGTCAGATAATCTATCAAAAAATCCACCAAACTCCATACCAGGATCAAAGTATGCACCCAAGTGCATGAGTTGTGGTTCTCCCCATGCACTATGCCAATACTCACGTGCCGCACTAGCATCACTGCGGTCAATACTGGAACTGAAGTAAATGTTCTTTGCTACGCTGGACCATTTACTTCCTGGGGCACCTGCCATAAAGATATATTTCATTTTTTTCCTATTAGGTCAACTTGATCAGCCAGTGGCATCCAAATACTACGCAAGTGTTCAATATGCTGATCAAATCCAGCAGGTGTCATTTCTGCAGGTACAGCAATAATTAAATTGTCTTCGTAGTATTTTTTCACTGCTGGAGTGTACATAGCAGCAGTGAATGCCCGGCGATACCATTCTACAATCTCTGCTGGTGCGTTTGGAGGCAGTACCAGTGACCATGCTGCATAGATATCAATGTAACTTCCGCCTACTTTGATTGGTTCTGCTTCAGGTAATTTGGCTAATTTTTGATCGCCTGTGATACCAATCACTTTGACTTTGCCGGCCTGCACCAAAGGTAGTGCAATGCTGATGGGCATGATTCCAAACTCTATACCGGCATCGCTAGCAGTGGCTGAAACTGCTTGTAATGGGCCTTGATATTGTACAAATTTAACAAGATCTTTGTTGCCTTGTGCTTTCCACATGAAATATTCAAATGTCATACGATGTGCACCTGATCCCACTGCAAAAGTAACTGGTTTGTTGGTATTTTTAACCAGCTCTGCTAGTTCAGCAGCCGTGTTGATTTTGCTCTTGGGGTTGGCCACAATAGTCAAAGGACTTTTGCCCATGCCCATTACACTGGAAAAACTGTTGTATTTGAATTTCTTGATATCTTTTTGCCAAATATCATTGGTGATGTAAGTGCCAACATAACTGGGAACACTAATAGTGTAACCATCAGGTTTGGCTTCATACAAATAATTACTGGCGATCACACTGTCAGCACCAGGTTTGAGTTCTATTAAAAAATTGGCATTGGGATTGGCCTTGGTTACTTCGGCTGCTAACACTCTAAATCCTACTTCATTGCCAGATCCCGGCTGAAAACCAATAACAACACTAACAGGTTTAGTGGGTTCCCATGCCGCAGATGTCAGAGGCATAACCGATATTGCTGCCAATAACAGGGCAGAGATAAAACGTTTCATTTTTTGTTTCCTTGTGAAAAATATGATATATAACTTGATAATAAAACAAGTGCATAAATTTTTATGCTTTTGTAATTTTATTTATCTTTTTAGAGAAAATTTTTATGAATAGCAAAATTTTTAATCACATTTTAGAAAAAATGAAAGATACCTTTCATTTAGCCAAATATGACGAAATTCGTGTAGCGTTTAGTGGCAAGACAAAATTAGACGATTTGCCGTGGACTCCGGCACGTAAATTGAAATTTCAACAAGATTTGGAATCTACGTTTGGTGTACCTGTTGAATTAGAAGGCACCCTAGCACAACTGGTAGAACGCACAGATGTTCGTTACTTGATGTGGTTTTTTGGAGAAATTTGGAAACCCAGAACTGAAAGATATCATTGGACTGGATATCGTATTGCCGAAGAAATTTGTCGTGCAAATCCACGCAAAGTATTAGACATAGGTTGCGGATACAATCCATTCAAAGGGCGTATTCCAAATTTGATTGGTATTGATCCTTACAACAACTGTGCCGACTTCCAAGTTGACATCATGGACTATCATGTGGAACCAGCCAGCTTTGATCATGTGATTGCGTTGGGATCCATCAACTTCAACAGTCGAGAGGACATCGAAGAACGCTTTAGTGCCACTGTAAATCTGTTGGCACCGGGTGGTCATTTATGGATGCGTTGTAACCCTGGACATAGTCACAAAAATGGACCATGGGTTGATATATTTCCATGGTCCTTTGATGTTGCTTATGAGTTGGCTAAAAAATACAACCTAACTCTAGAAACGCTTAAACAGGATCAAGACAGATTGTTTTTCCTGTTTCGGCGCAACGCTTAACCTACCAAGATCTTCTTTTCCGGCGGTACTACTACGCCGGTTGTTACTTCAATATACTTGGTTTTGATATCATCCTTGGCGTCAGCAATCATGGAAACGGCTGCGCCATACAGCACAATTTCCTTGTCCAAGTTGCCACTGAACATGCTGGGCATCATTTGCAGGCCTTGTTGAGTTGGTGCCATGCTGACGGGTTGTTTCAAAATAAACATGCCATCGGTTACTTCTACAATCTTGGCAATCAGCTCTTCGCCACTGTTTAATTTAAAAACCAATATTTCGTCTTTTTCGATCTTCATCGTTATCCTTTAAGTTGTGTCCAAAAGTTCTCAGGTTGTGCTACTAAACCCTGATAGCCACCTTGCAATAGTGTGTCGCCGTTGAAAATTTGTGGCACGCTACGCAAACCTTGGTCTACTAAAAAGCCACGTGCATCCGGCTGTTCTTCAAGATTAATGGTTTGGTATGCTACGCCGCGGCTTTCCAACAGTGTTTTTGCACGATCGCAATAGGGGCAATTATTTTTTGTGTATACTGTTAACATATCAATTTCCTAGTTTAGATTATAGCAGTTTCAATCAGGTGTGTCAAGTGTTTTGCAGTTGCAGGACTAACTGTCCATCCCAAATGTCCATGCCCAGTATGATAGAACACCCGCGAGTCTGTTTGACTTTGGCGCACTATGGGCATCATGTTGGGAGTCATGGGACGTAGACAGGCCCAAGATTGATAATCATGTGTGTTGATTTGTGGTAAATTTTCATGCACCCAATTCAACAGGGGTTGGATCCTGTCCTTGCGTATGTCATAGTTTTCACCGGTGAGTTCAGCAGTGCCAGCCACACGCAGTCTGTTGCCCAAGGGAGAAGCTACTATTTTGGCTTGATCATCCAACAAACTGGTCTTGGGTAACAGTCTAGGATCAACATTGTTGATGGTAATGCTGTAGCCTTTGACAGGATAGATAGGCAACGAATCGCTAATGCTACGAGCCAACTCAACTGACCCAACTCCGGCCGACACTACCACTGCGTCATACTGTATTGACAGAGATTCCAAGCTGTCTAGTCGGGAATCATAATGAAATTCAACCGCGTACTTATCTTTCAACACACGGCACAGTTCGTGACAGAATTTATGCATGTCGCCAACCCAATCACCGGCAGTCCAAGCACCGCCTAAGATACCGCTGGCTAAGAGACGTGGATCTGTGTCAGCAACAGTTTGAGCGTCCATGATACTCCATTCACACCCGTTTGATTCATACAATTCTCGTGCTTGTATGGCTGCGTCAAAGTATTTTTGATCTTTGTAAAAATGCAAAATACCGCACGTGACCTGATCAAAATTTTCAATACCTTCTTCGTTGATTAAGTCTTGATATAACTTGCGCGATTCAAGCCCCAAGCGAATGGTTTCCGCTGTGTTCTTGGCATAGTCACCTCGTAGTGTATGGTAAAGGAACTCGGTCATCCATTTGATTTTGGCCCATTCAAATGTAGGGCGTATCAGTAAAGGTGCATCCTTGCGCAGCATCCATTTGATGCCTTTCTTTACATTGCTCCATGTATTCCAAACTTCGCTGTTTGACACAGACACTTGCGCACCGTTGGCATAACTGGTGCGCATGGCGGCATACCGTTCTTGATCTACAACTGTGACTTTATGGCCCGACTTGGCCAAATAGTAAGCAGCCATAACGCCGCTGATACCTGCTCCTACTACTGCAATTTTCATTTAATAATTTTCCAATACTGAAAGTATTATAAAGATTTGTTTACTACTTCAAATATGATACCATTTTCTGTTTGATATCGCATGAAAAATGCCAACCACTCAGAATCTGTTCCTTTTCCTTGCGCGGCTGTGACTTCGTCTTTCCAAACATACACTCTGTCATTGACAGTACCTGTGCCTTCGACTACTACAAGATCCCCGCGAGCAATGGCTCGATCTCTCAAATCAAACTGCCGTAATTCGGCAGCACGAAACTGAGCTTGTTCGACCATAGACAAAGTTTCTATCCATTTATGTAGTGGTATAGCTGGTTGGCCATCTTGAGTCTTGTAGACAAATTCTTGTGCAACTGGCATGATTATAGATTTGGTAGTTGTTCGTAATCAAGCTCGTCGCTCATGACACCAATTACATAGTTTGTTGATTCAGTTTCCTGCAGAGCCGACTGCTTCTTGTGTATGTCAGTGTGCTTGTTGAACCACGGAATTGGCGTTGAGCGAGGTGCTGTACCTTGGTATTTGATACCTATCTGTTTGAGTGCATCCACTGCTGTGTAGTCTACAAAGTCCATTAAAATGTTGGCATTGAGTCCAATCACAGGACCTTTCTTAAACAGGTACACAGCCCAATCTTTTTCTTCACGGATAACATCTTTGTAGATCTCGTAAACTTCAGCTTCGCATTCAGCTTTGGCTTGTGCAAAGCGTGGATCTTCTTTGACCACTTGATTGATCAGGAAAGCTGTCCAACCTTTGTGTAACAGTTCGTCTTGTAGAATCAAACTGATGATGTTGCCGTTGCCAATGAAGATACGATTTTCGACCATGGCCAAACTTGTAGCAAAGCTGACCATAAAGCGGAATGCTTCTAAGGCATAGCTAGCATGTAGTGCTAGCCAAATGGCTTTGATATGACCATCTTCTTGTACATACAAGTCTGCTTCTTTACAGCAATTGAGCTTATGCAATGCATCGTAGTATTTGCCTACGCTACTGGCCATACCAACAATCTCTTCAGTATCGTGAATTGTGTTGAACACATCCTTAGGCACGTTGTAAATGTTGCGAATGATATGACTGTAGCTACGACTGTGAATATTGGTTTCAAAGAAGCTCCAGTTATACATTAGTGCTTCCAGTTCAGGCAAACTTACACATGGTGTAAACACTTGCGCAGGACCTCGTCCTTGTAAACTATCTAGTGCTGTTTGTCGCAACAAATTACTGGTGAAGATATGCTTGACAGCATCACTGGCGTCCTTGAAGTCGCCGGCGTCCTTGGTAAGACTGATCTCTTCTGGTACCCAATAAAAACCACGTGCTGTAGTTTCAAAGTTGGCAACCTTGTTGTACTTGACTTCTTCAAAGCGTTGGATAGTAACCGGGCCTGCTGGATCCAGAAACATCTTGCGATTTAAGTAATCTGTTTTTGTTTTCAAATTGTATTGTGCTTTGCTCATATTTTATCTTCTTTAATCAATTCGTGTTCGTTCCATACGTTTCTATTATGTACTGCACTTTCTTTTAACAATCTCCATGTTTTTTCTTTAGCTGTTTCAGTCCAAGTAAAGTATAAATTGTTTAAAGGAGGTCGTCCAGTGTGTTTATCGTACAGTGATTTATGCTGATGGTAGGTACATAACCATATTAGTTTGCCGCTGGTTACAGTAACAGGCCACCAGGCAAACTTTTTACTTTCCATAATTGCCCGACGCCAGTACAATCTTGCAAATATGTTCTAGTCGTTCGATATGTTCGTATGCACGCCACGGACTGGTATCAATAGCAACTACTCCGTGTCCTTTGATTCCTATGATATCAAATGGTACATTTCCGTGTCGGTCTATCTGCAATTTTTCTAAAGTCTGATCAGCAAGCTCTTGACTGATAGGAGGCACGTCGCCCACATTGGGTGCAACTCTGGTATAACGATTCAGTTCTGGAAACGCATCGCTGATTCTGCTAAGGTCAATCCCGGCATGCATAGCAGCAATACAGTAAGTGGGATGAACATGAACAACCACACGAACATCGTCTCGATGTTGCCCCATTTCTTTCTGTAGACCAAAGTGCAAGGGTATCTCTCCACTGGGTATGAGTTTCTCACTGATATCAGTATAAGGCAATACAACCCATCCAGTATCTTCGTCAGGGCGTCTTGTTATACCAATCTTCTTAAACTGATCGGGCTGTAAGGTTTGCTTACGCACACCCGACGGTGTAATATAAAAGTGATCACGGTCGTGATGACGAATACTTACATTGCCGTCACGACTAGTAATCCAATTACGCTTGTAAGCGTCTACCATTATGTCACAAATAGTTTCAAGCATTATAGTTTACAGGCCTCGCAATCTTCTTCTTCATAATCTGGCATTACCGGCGACTTTAAATTAGTCCACATTTTTTGTTCGTCAGTCATTCTAGGAGCATCTTCTGCTGCCATCTTGCTACCTTGTTTGTTAATCAAACTATAATAGAATGTTTTCAATCCCCATGCATGTGCCTGCATCAAGTTGCGAGCAATCAAGGTAGTTGGTACTTTACGATCAGCCCAGTGTGCTGGATTATAGAATGTATTTGTTGAAATACTTTGATCAACATAGGCAGCTAGAACTGCTGCTGTCTTTAAGTAACCAACACAGTCAGTCTGTTCCCACATCAATTGATATCGATTCTTTAGTTTCTGGTATTCAGGTACAACTTGTACCAGCGAGCCGGCTTTTGATTCCTTGACAGTGATCAAGCTCATGGGCAACTCGATACCGTTGGTGCTGTTGATAACAACACTACTGGATTCAACAGGGGCAATGGCCATTTGAGTTGCATTGCGTACACCATGTTCTTTCATCTGTGCTCGTAGTGTTTCCCAGTCGAGTTCCGGGGCAAAGTCAGTTAATTCGTTAGCACCTTGTGCCCGTAATTCCCAAGGAAACTTACCTTGTCCGTAGCGTGTACGATCGCTGTGCGCACATGCGCCACGTTCGCGAGCCAATTCAACTGTGGCTTCTGTTAGATAAAAGGCTTGATGTTCCATCCATGATTTGACATCTGCTAGGGCATCAGCATCGCCGTATTTGAGCCCACGCTTGGCATGCCAATAAGCCAAGTTAGTGATTCCAATACCCAAGGGACGGATCTCGTCATTACTGAGTTTACTTTGGATCGACAAGAAGTCCTGATAGTCCAATATGTTATTAAGACTGCGATGTAAGATCCTACAAGCACGACGCATATCTTCGGGATTACGGAACGCACCCCAGTTGATCGAACCCAATGTACATAACGCAATACGACCTTGGTCATCATCAAGACGTTGGAATGGTACGGTAGGCAATAAAATTTCACAGCACAGGTTGCTTTGATAGATTGTGTGATATTCAGGATCAAACGGACCTTGGTTCATCACGTTGTCAATAAACACAAGGTAAATGCGTCCTGTATCTGTGCGTTCTTTGAGCAGGCCTGACTTGAATACTTCTTCGGCACTCATTGTTTTCTTGCGTAGATCTTTGCGTTTTTCGTACCGTACATACAGATCTTCAAACTTAGCTGTATCACTGTAGAACGCTTGATGTAGGTCGGGCACTTCATTGGGATCAAAGAAAGTTATGTTTTCTTTGTTTTTAAATCGTTTCCAGAAGAAAGCACTAAGCACAACCCCATAATCCATATGACGGACTCGGGTTTCTTCTGTTCCTTGGTTGTTCTTAAGGACAATAAGATCATCAAACTGGTAATGCCAAATAGGATAAAAAACTGTAGCACTTGCATTACGAATACCTCCTTGACTGCAACTACGTAGGTCACCAAACCATTTCTTCAAGAATGGAATCATGCCTGTGTGCTGAATCTCGCCGCCACGAATAGGTGCGCCAAGTGGACGTAGTCGTCCAATCTCAAGACCAATGCCGGCACGTTTGGCGGCATACTTGGCCATCATTTCTCCTGAAGCAAAGATGCTATCAAGATTGTCATCACTACGAATAAGAACACAACTACTGAACTGTTTAGTTGGAGTTCCCAACCCGGCCAGAACAGGAGTGGCAAGAGTAAAAAGACCGTCAGACGCCGCATTGTAATATTCCTTGATGTATTTCATACGAGCACTGTTTGGCTCTTCTTTGTGAAAGACTGTTGCTGCCGCAACCATATAACGTACTTGTGGAGTTTCGTAAGTTTCTTTTGTAGTACGATTGCGTACCAGATACTTTTCGATCAGCTGTTCGATTGCAGCATATCCATACTGTTCATCTTTATCATGATCGATTATATCGTCCATGCGATTCCAGTCATCCTCTGTGTACCAGGTTAGTAGTTCACTGGTATACACACCTGCTGCTACATTCTGGCATACGATTTCGTACAGGCGAGGAGGCTCATAAGATCCATATACATCCTTGCGCAGCATCGATAAGCGTTGCTTACCTGCCACGTATTGATAGTTGGTTTGTCCTACATCGGGATTGGATTCTACATCAATCAAATCCACAATAGCACGTAGAGTTATTTCATCGATCTCTTTTGTGGTAATACCATCGTAAAAATGCGGTTGGCTTTTGATTTCTATCATCGATTGGCTTACGTCTGCTATGCCACTGCAAACTTTGGTAATTTGCGCTTGCCATTTATCGATGTTTAAAGGCTCACGATTACCGTTTCTTTTTTGAACTTGAATTGTCATTTGTCGCTTATTGTAAAAAACTTGCTAAATCTTTACTGTCGATACGTCGGAGCACAGTGAGAGATGTTGAGTTGATATTTAACACTTCACCAGGAGCCCAATTCAATATATATTTCCCAGAGTCGATCTGGACTAAATTGTCTTGGCCTGTCAAAATGATCTCAAGATCAGTATATAGCTGACGATCCAACAGTAGTAAAGTATACACTATACCTAGGGCTCTTGCAAGATCACAATAGCCGCTATTCACTAATAAATCCCATGGAGTTGGCCATTCAGCAGGGTTGTCCCACGTTACTACTCGATTGACAATGGGTGCGCGAAACCACCAGGTGTTGATCAGTTGTAATTGTGCAGGGAGTTCTACCGCAGAGGCTGCTTGCCGAAGATGATACCAATCAGCAAGTCTTTCTTGATACAGGTGTTTCCACATTAAGCTAGTCGTGCTAAGGAATATGTTATGGTTCCGGATAAACCTGTTGATGTACTTGAATAAAGTACGCTGACTACATCTCCCGATCTTGTTACACTTAGAGTAATACCCGAACTGGCATCTTCGGTGTATTCATCGGCGTAACTCACTGCCGGCGATACAGATCCTGCTGTGACTACTAGCGTTCCAAACCGCACCACAGTGTTTCTTGTGATGGTGTAGGTCATCTCGTAGGCTTTGATAGTGGATGTGTCGGTTGTAAAAATAGGTTGATTGCTTTGATTGTCAGCTAGGGTAAAAATTCTACCATTCTCTCTGGCATAGTGACCCACTTGAATTTGTGTGCCAGTAGTGGTAGCGGAACCTGTAACTTCAACTCTGGGCTCAATCTGTGCATCAACATCGTCACGTTCAAACATGTCGCTGATCGATGCATTGTTGTCGTTGCCAAACAATATCACTGGTGTAACAGGGCTAGATGAATATTGATTACCCACATCGTAAAATACATTATAAGCTGACACATTGAGATCAACATTGTCATATATAATGCCTTCAGAATAAATTTCGTCAAACAAGTTTTGCACAGCACGGAAGCCTGTGGCGCCACCGTTGACAGGAGCACCTGTGCCTAGTGATATGCCTTGGTACAGTGTGACAAATGCACCGTTGCTGACCGTGACAGAGTTGATTTCTTGATCTGTGTTGATACCGTATGTTAAGCCTTGGAAGCGGCACTTGTCAAATGTGATTTGATTACACACCAAACTGACTGTGCTGGCAAAACGCACGCCAGCAATGTTGTCAGCACTGGGAGTAGCAATGATATCAGCAGTGGTCAGCGGACCCACAAAGTTCACACTGTCAAAATAACACTGTGTGGCATCTTCGACTAAGAATACATCTGTGACTTCTACAGTTTCAAATGTCATTGACGAGATTTCAATGTTGGTAGGAGCAGTGGCACCGTTGTTGCCAATGTTGACACCTGTTTGTTGCAGGCTATCACCGTAGCGAGCCACGTATGCGCTCAAGCTGGAAATATCGCTGCTGGTATCTAAATAAATTGTAGTACAGTTTGCACCCTCGCCTACCAGTTTAGCATAGGCAGGAATAATGATAGTTTCTGTTATTTTGTAGGTTCCTGCTGGGAAATACAAAGTACGACGGATCTGTGTGTTGGCTTCCACACAGTATAATTGGAACAAGGCACGATTAATGGCTGCTGTGTCATCTGCGGCGCCATCACCAACAGCACCAAAATCTCTAACATCTGCAAAGTCGTCTAGTTTGGCTTGTACTGTGCGCACCACTGGATTGCTGGTTGTAGGCCCTGTTTGTGCTGCATAGCCAACTGCAATGTCTTTGTAGGTGTAGTTGCTGACTGCTGTAATGTCTGAAAATTCTGTCAGGATCTCAGTATTTCCAATTATTGGAGCACCTTCTTGTAGTGTACCGTTACCAATAAACAATTGGCGTGTATCGACAGCCCAGCCCAATTCAGCGCCGGCCAGCTGCGGCAGGTTTTCTATTAACCCTTTACGGTTGGTAATTCTAGAGATTTGTACAATGGCCATTTACGTATACCTATTTGATCAGGTATTTATGCTGTTAGATAGTACAGCTCAACTCGTTTAGTCCATTCATTGGTCCAGTAGTCAAATTCGTCACCTTCTATGACAAATTCCATATACTGGGGTTTGGAGTATGATTGGTCTTCCAACAGTTTGGGCTGCACAGCCATCAAAATAACACCGGTGTTGATGTCTGTTCCGTGCATTTCGTTATGAGCCTGTGCGTATGCTGCCAACTGTAAGAAGTAATCAGTGATGTATTCCCGCTTCTTGACCTTGTTGCTTTGCTTGAAATCCATGATGGCAGGTTTATCTTTCCATTTACCCACCAAGTCTGTGGTACCGGCATATAACCCACTATAATATACAGGAACTTCTGTGCCCCAGAATTCTGTAGCGTGTTGTAATCCTTGCAGGATGATCTCAGCAGCCATGAACCAACTAGGGTGCGCAAATGGGTTGCCGGGCAAGGGTTTCATTTCGTCCATCATTACATAAGTTTCCAAGTAGGCATGCATGCGTGTGCCACGATTAGCTGCTTCTGTAGTGATTTGCTGCGCACGTTGTTCGCCTACATTCTTACGCCAGTTGGCAAGTGCGTCCCTGGCTTCCTGTGGCTTGGTACGATCCAGGATGGTTGTTACACTGGGTACTTTCTTGCCGTCGGGCAAACAGTAATGTCTTTTGCCATCAACAGTGGTTCTGCTGATGGGCGCATAATCATATCGTTGTGTTATCATTTAGATTGTAAAACTTTCACCGCAGCCGCAACGGGCTGCTTCCTTGGGGTTCTTAAAATCAAAGCCTTCGTTGAGACCTTGACGTGTGTAATCAATTTCCAAGCCGTCCATGTATACTAAATCTCGACCTGTTACCCACACTACTGCACCATCCTGCTCATATCGGAACCAGTCACGAGTCACAGGTTCTTGATCCACATATTCCAACACATAGGCCAAGCCCGAGCATCCTGTAGTTTTTACACCTACTTTAATGCCCACGCCTGCGCCACGCTTGGTAATGTTGCTGACAATCTTCTTTGCTGCTGTTTCAGTTATGGTTATCATGTCGAGTTCTGTAGTCTGCTATTGCGGCTTTGATAGCATCTTCTGCAAGGATGCTGCAATGTATTTTAACCGGCGGGAGCGCGAGTTCTTGAGCAATTTCAGTATTTCTAATTGTCGCTGCTTGGTCAAGAGTTTTCCCTTTGACCCATTCAGTAACCAATGAGCTACTGGCAATGGCCGAACCGCAGCCGTATGTTTTGAATTTTGCATCTGTAATAATGCCGTCTAGAACTTTGATCTGTAGTTTCATTACATCTCCGCAAGCTGGTGCTCCTACCATGCCTGTGGCAACATCTGGATCGTTCTTGTCAAACGATCCCACGTTGCGGGGATTTTCATAATGATCTAAAACTTTGTTTGAATAAGCCATATTGCTTCCTTATCTGTAACATTGACACACGCTATCCCAGTACAAGACTGGTGCTGGATTAGGATCCACATAGGTGTTAGGGGGTGTGTAATATACCGTCGGGGGTGGTTCATAAACAGGTGGCGGAGGTGCATAGTATATTGGAGGTGGTGCGTAGTAAGGTCTTGCACCATATACCAGTGCACCGCCTATGATGGCACCACCTAATGCAGCAGCACCCCAATTCCAGTTATTATTCCAGCCACGGTTATAACCATTGTTGTAAACATTGTTATATCCGCGTCCGTATCCGCCAGCATAGGCTGAGCCAACCATTGCTGCAATTAGTACCAATGTAGCAATAATTGTTATCAAAATCTTTTTCATAATAATCTCTTTGAGTATACTGCTATTTAATATTATACACGAACTCTTTGATGATATCAACTGTTTTGGGACTCATTACCACTTCATAATGGTTGATATACAATTCTTCAAACTGCATTTCGGGTCGATGTCGCATGCTGTTGATGGTTACCACTCCGTCATTTGGCTGCATGATCCACGGACTATCGCCGCGGGTGGTCACAATGTTTAACCAAGGATGTTGTATGCGAATCTTGCTGGCTGATTTCATAGGCGCACTATTAGGACCAATATCACGTAACAGTCTGCTGAACGGTAAAAAATATTTGGCATAATCGGCATTCTCTGCACCGCCGTAAGGAGAACTCAATGTGACTGCACCCAACACGTTTTTTGGAAAAG